ACTAAATCCATGCAGTGCTGATTCACCTGGTTTTAAATCTAATTTCTGAGTTATCGCTCCAACGATAAATAAACCTCTATCGGTTTGAACTGCAATTAACGGAGTGTTTTTCGGTGGATTTCCACCCATACCAAATGATGAGGCTTCTAATATATCCACAACATCGTCTTTTCCGTATCGAATAGCTTGAACGATCATCTGATTGACTTCATTCAGCCTACCCATAATTGAATTTATAACATTAATATCCATTTGTTTTACCGTGTATATTAATACCTTTAAAAATCGATTCAACTGGATCGTTGTTAAATACCTCAGGTAATACACATGTTAGTGTGCATCTGACTGATGTTTCGTCTGCTGTATAATTAACCGAACGAATAAACCAGTTTACTTTTTTGTAAATATACAATTTTTCATCATAAACAGTTATTATTTTCCCCGGTTTAATTATTTCGTCTCCAATTTTCCAGTCATATAATTCAACCGTAAGCGTTATATTTTGTAACTCCTTAGATAATTCTTGACGTGCAGCAGATGGCATATCATCAGCAATTCCACTCGAAACTGTAATTACCTTATCTTTTGGATATGTGTTTATTACATACGGATTTCTTATCGTTGCTTGTCCACCAGCAGTACCATCAGTTGTTGACTGTTGCATTACGGTTATAAACCTATGCATGTTCTCACCTTTGAAACTGTATTTAAATTTACATGCTGGAAACGATCCACTGTTTTCATTATCGAAAACAAACACTGGTAATTCCTTAGTTTTAGCCGATGTAAATAACAATTTTCCATCATGGGTGTGTGTCATTATTATACGCTTAACCTCGGTTATTTTCTGCAAATATGATTTAATCGTTTCTGTTGGTTTTATGTTGTCGTCCTTTACAACTGACTGCATTTTTGATTTTACAGAACTATCTATTTCAATTTTCACGTTATACGGTGAGCATAATTTACGTGCCACAGATTCAATGCTTAATCCTTGCGTTTGTAATGGATAATTTGATGGCATTACTGTTGATCCCTCCAAAACTCCTGGTCTTGACCATCCACCAATCTGAACTAAATCAGGAACTGGATTATTAACTAAATCAGTATTGGTAATAATTCCAGCAATTATTAATTCATCGTTATAATAAACATCGCATGGGTGATAATGCGATACTGCTAGCAATTCCTTTTGATCGTAGTCTTTTTCATTGAATCGCCATGCAAAACCAAACGTATCACAAATTGAATCGAATGACAAATTCAACGAGAATTTGTTAAAATTACGTATATCACGTGGCTGATATCTGTCATTAACTTTTATTGAAAACATTATATGTAGTATTTGAATGGTGTGTCTTTCGGAATAATTAACGTTTCAGCAACTGACCAATTGTTTAGCTTAAACATTTGTTCAAAATCCATACCGTATTTATGCGCCAAAATTACTGGAACTGTATCATTTGGAATTCGTATTTCTACAACTGTTGGTAATTCTAGTGCAACCGAATACAGATTTTTAATAGTCATTACAACCTGCTCATAAACAGCAGATGCAATCCCGTAACTAGGTAAAAATCCATTCACTTGCTGTTGTTGCAACAATGTAGTATAATCAACGAACATTGACCATAATTCACTAGCTACATTGTCAACATCTAATGCGCTTTGATATTCACCATCTTCATTCGGAATTGCCGTTACAGTGTATGCAGATATTACCGATGCACCCAAATATTGAGCAGTGTATATTGTTGGTAGTGATTTAACCAAATTATAAAACTCTGAAAATTGCGACTTAACAAAATCCAATCTATCACGAACGTTATCAATGAAATCTTTTGGCATTAACAACATGTTGGTAATCTGTTGCATAACAACCAATGGATCACTACCAAATGAACCAACTGCTGAATTCATTTTGGAAAAAACATCGTTATAGCTATCTGCAATGTCTTGAAATGAAATTTTATCCTTTAACTCAGTATTAATTTGATTCGCTGTATCAACTAAATTATTCATTTCAGATTGACTATCTGCAATCAATTCAGCTGATTCATCGTTATTCAAATCGTTTAAGTTTTCAGCTCCAGCAATGATAACTGATTTTGGATCTTGATTTATTAGAACTCCATCATCTAAAATTGTTTCAACAAGCGAAATAGAAACAGTCGTATGCGCAACTGATGTGTTGTCATATTTTATTTCAATCGGTTGCATATTGCGAGTTCCATTAAATGGATGTTCTACCAACCATGGACGTTTGTCAAGCGTTGAGTTTCTGAAGTTATTTGCGGTAATTAAATGATCTACATCATTAAAATAAACAGTTAAATTATATCTTACTGCCTTTGCTTCACGTCTATCAACTAATGCGCCCTGAGTGTTTAAAAACTCAAATTCTGCATAATTAAACGATTCTGTAAATTCAGAAAAATCATACGGCAATTCCCAAACAGATGAATCGCCTAATGTTATTCGTACCTTTTGCTGTAAAATTTCCATGTTAATATTTTATTCTTGATGCTCTGAATTCTATTTTTTTAATCGCCTGCTGGATAAAAAACGCTGGCAATAGTTCAACTGCATTTCGTGAAGCGTGTTCCATAAAATGAGTTGCTTTCAGTTTATTTTGGTTGGATTTGTCGTAACCGAATATACGTTTTATATTTTTATTACGAACGGAATAAATCGCTCTGTATTCATCGCCTAAAATAAATTTTTGTCCCTCTTTTCTAGCCATTTCTAATGCAATCCTAAAGCGTTGTTTTTTATTTAATCCATACCTCATGCCTCTCGGCTGTACACCTTTCATCTCTGACTGAACAATAATATTCTTGTCAAAAAATGAACTTCGCGAAACTGGACGTGAATATGACTGTGCAATACGTGATTTATTTAATGGTGTAATTTTACGTTTTACAGTACCTCCGTGTTCTTGCTGTTCCATGTTTTTTAATGGTGAATATCCCGATGAAAGTCTTGGCTTCTTAGAATTATTTGCCATACCCACCCGAGAATATAAACCTGACAATGTATTTGATTGACCACGTTTTGAGTAATCAACCGCTGTCATTGCCTTAAAAAATGTTTTATTTCTAACCGTAAAACTCTCATTCGCTGAACGCTGTATTGTAGTTTTTTTAGCAAAAATTGCGACTTCGTTTAACGATTCCCTAGCTACATCAACGAAATCTTTATCACCAAGTAATTTAACTTCGGTGATGTCGCGTTTTGATGTGGAATCGTTGAATTTTATCATAATTTTTCACGTATCTGAATTCTAAAGTCAGCCTTTGAAACTAATGATGTATCGCCTTTACGTTTGCTAATTGATAATGTTCCAGTTGTATCATCCCAAACAATTTCACCAGCACTAATTGCATTTGGCTGAAATGTTGGATAATACATTTCAATTGATAAATCAAAATCAGTGTATATATCTTTACCAATCAATTCAGGAATTACAACAATAATTGAACCAACAATGTTCAAGTTAACATTCACGGCCGTAAAATCATTTCTGAAAGTTCCAAGCGTTGTTAACGTTGTTCCATCAGCTGAGAAATTACCAACATATTCTTTATATGGGTAAAATACTTTTCGCATCGCATCAAATAACTGCCAACCATTGCTTGCATTATCCAATAATCCATTCGGAGTGATACCCGATTCATCAACAATTTTTTCAACCGTTTGAATTATGTCTGATAATAATTCACGGTTTACTGGTGTTCCAGTATTATCCCCTGGATTATCTCGCAAATCACCATACGGAAACGCTGGACTTGGTGCATTTGTATTTGGTTTACTCTGTAACTTAATCATAACTATATATATTTAATTAATAAAAATCCTATTGATGATGCTGGTTTAATTGTCAATAATAATTGACGTAACGGAATCTCATCCGATGCTGGTAATGTAACGATATCACCTAAATTCGGGCCACAAACATAAAACGTATGCGCCAATGGTTGCAAATTCGCAAATGTATCTCGATGCCTGTTTAAACTATTTGCAATTTTATTATTAAAAACTGGAATACTTCCAAGCTGAAAATCGCCACACTGACCATCACCTAACTGATACCAACTAAAAAATTCAGGGTAATCAACATAAACTGGAATACCACCAAGTTGTTGATCGTCTAACTGATAATCACCCAATTGACCGCCAATTGTTATCGGTGGAAATATATCATCAGGCAAATATCCATTTGGGTTTTCATGAATATACAAAATACCTGCATAACCAGCATTATCAATTTCAGCCTGCAATTCATCACGATTAATTAATGATTTAGTAGGGTCAACTGGTGTCATTCTAGCACGTACACGAGCCATCCTAACAGCTTGCGAATCTAACGGATTTACTGGAATATCATAAAAACGTTCGTATCTTTCTAACCACTCACCATTAAAATCAGGATTATCAGGAATTACATCATTCAAAAACTGGTCAACATTCAACAACATGCGTTCAAACTCATCGGTAGTTCCTTGAATAAAACCATTTCCTACCGATCTAAATTGATACGCTCTACCAGTTGGTAATAATTTTTTGAATACTTCGAAAAACATAATTAAAATATTACATTGCTAAGATATGGAATATTACCCAAATCAAGCATATAATTAACGTGCAACGAACCATCAACAGTCATTGATATATTTCCCAAATACATAGATGGTTTAACTGACTGAACAACAGAAATAATTTCATTCAAATTAATAATATCATTTCTGTAACTTCCATCTATTGCCTGAATGTACGGACGTTTACGGTCTAAATAATTTCTTATTGCATCAGTTATTTGTTGCTTATCTGCTGGTGTCAATGCCTGCGTTGAACCTTGAATTGAAATTTCAATAAAACGTTGCTCAACTGGTAGATAATTTACTATTATTCCAAGTGGTCTGCGCGTTTCAATGTAATTTTGAACATCATTAATCAATGCAGGTGATGGAACACCATCATTCGTTTCAGATTCAATAAATAAATTTACATTCGGTAACGGTGTGCCTGTGTATGGATATGCGTTTCTAACTCCAACAACCTGAGTTGCCCAAAAACGATAATCACTCGCAGCACCTCCACGTGATTTATATCGCATCGCTGTTAAAATTTTACTTCGATACGATTCCAATGGTTCTGCATCCGTTGGCTCGATTACTTCATTTGTAACAACGAAAATATTTTCAACGCCCCCAATTGGCGAAACAATCTGAATTTGGTCACCAATATTTAAACGCGTTGATGAACCTGATGTTAGTGAACGTAACTGAAATTCATTACTGCCGGGCGCAAATGTGAACGAAACATCATTTGTAAAATTGACGTTATTTCTGTTTGCCACAAACATACGCCCAGCAGGAATTGTTGCTCCATTTGTTCCAGTACCAGTAACTGTATAAACTCCTTGCGTTGCCTTATATGGCATGCGCTGTAAATAAATCATTCCAAAACGTTGCAATAATCCACCATGCTCAGTTGAATCAGCTGTATCAGGTAAAATATTACGATAAACAAAACTTAATCTGATGTATAACAAATAAAACAAATGCGCATTTATAAGTGCAAATGTTCTGATTATGTATTTACCCCAGTTAGGCAAATTAACGCCTAAACGGTTCTGATAATCAGCCATGATTATCGCATAGATTTGCTCGGTTGTTGGAATGTTATTCATGTGGTAAAGATATGAAAAAAATGATTAAGGGGTGGAGCGCACCCCTATTTTTGATTTAGATGGTGATTTCATCAAGCCACTCTTGAAGCCACTGCCAGCCGTCAATTGATTGCTTGTTATTTTCACTTGCTATACATTTTACTCCTCAATGTATTTTGACGCATCATATCCCATCGATGAATACGCTTCTATTAGCTTGTTTTCAACAAAATCAATACTTGGTTCAGTTCCTGTTGGTATTTCTATGCGTAAACCTGCTGGAATATCCGTGTAAATATTCGTTGCTCCTTTACCTTGTTT